ACGAGGGAAATCCTGTTTATCCAAATACTCAGGAATGGGGTGTAGAAAAGAGAATGGGATTCTATCCTTGTGACCCAACGGCAGTACAGTCTGAATATGATTGTAATCACATCAGAGGATTCTTTGCTCCTAAAGTATCTTTTAATTCTAAAATAAGCTTCACCTCTGGAGGAACTGCTGCTGTTATTGAGCAAGCAAGGTATGAGATACCTGTTATCCAAGAAGACCAAATGGTTGGAAACATATTACTCGATGCAAGTGATATGGAGTTTAATGTATGTATAGGAGTTTGGGTAGATGGGCTACAACAAAAGGAAATAACACTTTTAGAAAGTTCGGGAGGAGTACCTTTGGTTTTAACTTTAAATGGAGCGACTGCTGTTGCGGGATACTCTAATAAAACAAACCATACAGGAAATGTTAATTATGATTACTTTAGACCATCTAATGACGAGCCTGTTTTATGGAGAAACGGTGGCCCTGCTATTACTGATACAATATTATTTGAACAATTTACAGCTTATCTACCGTCTGAAGAAGAAACATTTATTGATGGTGGTAGTACTTATTCAATAAATTACTTCTTAAAACCTATAAGCGGAGAACTAAGTATTCTTAGAGCAACATCATTTATTGACCAAGGAAACCACTGGGTTATGGGCACGCTTCAAAATGATTCGTTTGGTGTTACAGATATAAGAAAAGCTATATCAAGATTTGGTTTACCTGATGGTTCTGGAACTTATGGTCAAATGAACTTGACTTTTACAGCAAATGAAGACCACTTACTCTACAAAAATAACGATACTTTTATTATACAAGAGTCTATAGAAAAGACTTGTCCTTTTAATCTTTCTGATGTTCTTTTAAATATAGCGAAGAGGTTTGACTGTGGATTGTTTTATGATTATGATACTCAATCTCAACAACACATACTAAGATTAGACCCTGTGTTCGCAGTTCGTAGTGGTACACAGAACATAAACCAATATGTTGATGACATTAAGTCTTACAAGATAACAGATGGTGGAGATAAGGTAAGAACATTAAACTTAAAGAATAAAGATTATAACTTATTCTTTGATGATATAAATAATGATGGTATTACCATAGGTTCAACTACTCAAGAGATTAACACTGAAGGTATAGCTGAGTTAGAAATAGATTTAAAGTCTTCAATTTATTATAAGTCTGTATGTGGTGAAGAAGATTCTTTTAATTCTTCAAATACAAATCTTGAAGATTCTGTTATGAGTGCTGAGGAATTAGGTATAACTCCAAACATATTTACTCAGAACAAAGACATAGGCTTTCGGTTTGCTTACTTAGATAAACCTTTATATAAAACAAATATGCTTGTTCCTTATATGTATCAGCAGGGAACAAAGAGTGATTTAAAAACACAAGTACAAAGATTTTACGCTAATTATAATTGGGGATTCTCAGGTCTTAACATCGGTGGACAACACATCTTTAACGGTAGATTGTTTAACTACAATACTGCTGGATGGAATCTAATGTTTGAAGACGAGAGTGGGGTTGTAACTGATACCTACAGTGAGATATTCGCTGTATCGGAAAAGATAATACAATCTGAGTATCCAAGTATTGAGTTTGATATGGTTGTGCCTACAGACCAGCTAAGCGACCTAAGCTTCTTCCTACAGGAGTTTACAGCAAGTAGGATGACTGGTGGTACTATATACGTTAAAAGTGCTAAGGGTGATGTCTATGAAGACTTTGCATATCTAACAATAGAAGCTTTGTTGAAATAATTGTAAATTAAATCATATGGCTACATACAACGACTATCCACAATCTGCTACCAACAACGCTAAGAAAGCTCTTAGATGGAAGAAGGAACACGGTAGTGATGTTAAGGGTATGACTGCTGTAGGATGGATAAGAGCAAACCAATTAGCATCAAGAAGAAAATTAAGTTATGAGACCATTGCTCGTATGGCTGCGTTTAATCGCCATCGTAAAAATTCTGCGATTGACCCAAAGTATAAAGATACGCCTTGGAAGGATAGAGGGTACGTTGCTTGGCTCGGTTGGGGTGGCACATCGGGAGTTAACTGGGCAATTAAGAAGGCTGAATCCATACGAAAGGGAACGATAAAAGCTGAGGTAGAAGTATCTAATGCACCTTGGGGTGATAGAAAAAAGAAAGACAATGGATAAATTACCATTATTTGATATAACATTAAAGGACATTGAGCAAGGGATGTATAAAATATCTCTTGTTGATAAGCCTGCAATAGAAGAAAACTTTATATACTTCAACGAAACTAAGGTTACTGAGAAGATAAATATGTTTGCCTCAGATGAGAAGAAAGAATTAGTAGGGCCGATAATGATTCCTAACAAGGAAATCTTACGCTATGACCAAGAAGTTGGTTACTACTATGTTCGCTTCACAGAGGAGACTATTAAAGAAATTATGTACAAGTACTCTAAGGAGGGCTTGTTCAACGCATTTGGTATTAATCACTCATACGATACAGATGAGGTGGTTATGCTTGAAGTTTGGATGAAAGAAGGTGAGTACGACAAGTCAATGAACTACGGCTTTGACCTTCCAAATGGAACAGTATTCGTTAAGGCTAAAGTTGAGTCTGACGAATTATTTACTTCAATCAAGAATGGTGAGATAAATGGTTTCTCCATTGAGATTAAGGCTGATATTAAACAAATATATAAAGAAGAAGAAGAAATGAATGAATTTAGTTTTGGCAAAGAACTTGGCAAGCTGGAGGCTCAACTTGAGTCTAATGCTAACAAGTACGAAGCAAGGATTGAAGCTTTAGAGAACGAGAATAACGTACTCTTAGAAGCTGTAAGCTCTTTTGAAGATAAGTTCGCTGGTATTGAAGAATTAAAAAATGCCATTGAAATGATTCAGAAGCACATTGAATCTATGGAAGCCCCTGTGGAAGAGGAAGTTGTAGAAGAGGTGATGGAAGAAAAACAACCAGAAGAAGAAGTTATTACTGAAGAGCCTGTAACTGAAGAGGTTGTTGAGGATGAGGTTGAGTTGAAATCTTTCTCTGAAGAAGAAACCAATGAGTTAGAAGTTGAGGAGCAATTTGCTGCTGAACAGAAGGCTCAAGAGGTTGAAGAAACAGTAGAAGACAAGACAGTAGTTTTTAGTAATATCACTCCTGAGAAGATTGATATGATTAATAACTTCTTCAACCGCAAGTAATTATTGTAAATTAAGTTAAACAAATCAACTTTAAAATAAAATAAAATGAGTATAGTAATATCAAACTTGCCATACGGTGACCGTCGTCCAGACCTGTTCATTGATACTATGGTAAAATCGGCAGCGGTTCTTAATCGTTTCCGTCTTGTTGACGGTGTTAAAGCTAAGGTAAACGTACCTATCTTTGATGCTACATTATCCTTCGGTTCAGACGTTTGTGTCTTTGACGGAGCTTCAGCCGCTACAATCGGTGAAAAAGAAATGACTGTTCTTACTTACAAGTGGTCTTTCTTAAACTGTAAGAACGCTCTTGAGTCTTCTTACCGTGGTCTTCTACTAAAGAAAGGTCAGAACAATCCTGAGACTATGGATTCTGACTTTAAAGATTGGGTATTTGATTACTTCGCAAAATTGTCTGCTGAAAAAGCTTTAAATGTTGCAGGTACTCTATTGACTACTGAAATGGCTGCTGATGCTGCTGTATTGGATTACGATACTGATGCTGTATTAACTGCTGCTAACATCTTGGATAAATTGGAAGGTGCTTACGCTTCAATGTCTGACGTTATGTTGTCTGCTGTTTACGGAGATGCTGACCGTGATTTTAAACCTGCTATCTTCTTGGGAACTGCTGCTATGCAACACTACCAAATTGCTATTGCTGGTCTATACACTACTACTCCACAAGGTGTTGTAGAAGGTGGCGTACCGAACTACTACGGTATGGAGGTTATTCACTTCCCATCTATGCCAGTTAACGAATTTATGATTGCTGCTGCTCAGAACATTGTTATGTTGACTGATGAGTACAATGACGTTCGTGCTATTGATATGAAGTATGAGGCTGAATTATCTTCTGATAAAATCTGGGGACAGTTCAAGTTAGGTTTCTCTTACCTTAAAGGTGAAGAAATTGTCTACGCTAAGAACTTCGCATAATTAATTAACTAACGGAAGGGCTTCGGCCCTTCCTTTTAATACCCTATAAAAAAATGGCTTGTACTGTAACCCTCGCTAATATTACTTACGGATGTGATGATTTAGGTATTGGTGGTATTGTAGAACTTCACGTGGCTTCACGTGCTGCTTCTCTCGCTGCTATCACTACTAAAGATGATTCTACTCGTGTAATATCTGCTGTTAGTGGTGCTGCTTCTGATGTGGTTCAATTCTCTTTCAACTTGAAGGACGGATTCTCCGTATTCTCAGAAGTTAAAACTT